GGGCGCGGCGCGGGCAAGACCCGGGCCGGGGCCGAATGGGTGCGCGCCGAAGTGGAGGGCGCGACGGCCGAGGCGCCCGGACGGTCGCGCCGGGTGGCGCTGGTGGGCGAGACGGTGGATCAGGTGCGCGAGGTGATGATCATGGGGGAGAGCGGCATCCTTGCCTGCTCCCCTCCCGACCGCAAGCCGGAGTGGCAGGCGACGCGCAAGCGGCTGGTCTGGCCGAATGGCGCGGTGGCGCAGGTCTATTCCGCCTTTGACCCCGAGAGCCTGCGGGGGCCGCAGTTCGATGCCGCCTGGGTGGATGAGCTGGCGAAATGGCCCAAGGCGCAGGAAACCTGGGATCAGTTGCAATTCGCGCTGCGGCTGGGGGAGAATCCGCGGCAGGTGGTGACGACCACCCCCGCCAATGTGGCGGTGCTGAAGGCCATTCTGAAGAACCCCTCCACCGTCTCCACCCATGCGCCGACCGAGGCGAACCGGGCGCATCTGGCGGCCAGTTTCCTTGACGAGGTGCAGGCAAGGTTCGGCGGCACCCGCAAGGGGCGGCAGGAATTGATGGGGGAACTGGTCGAGGATGTCGAAGGCGCGCTCTGGACCAGCGAGATGCTGGAACGGGGGCGGTTGGACCATCTGCCGGCCTTTGACCGCGTGGTGGTGGCGGTCGATCCGGCGGTGGGGGGCGCCGACGAATGCGGCATCGTGGTGGTGGGGGCCGTCACCAAGGGGCCGCCGCAGCATTGGAAGGCGGTGGTGCTGGAAGATGCCAGCGTTGCGCGGGGGGCGCCCGAGGTCTGGGCGCGGGCGGCACTGGCGGCGATGGAGCGGCACAAGGCCGACCGGCTGATCGCCGAAGCCAATCAGGGCGGCAAGCTGGTGGAATCCCTTATCCGCAATATCGACGCGCTGGTGCCCCTGCGGCTGGTCCATGCCGCCGTGGGCAAGGGCGCGCGGGCCGAGCCGGTGGCGGGGCTGTATGAGCAGGGCCGGGTGGGCCATGTGCGCGGGCTTCATGCGCTGGAAGAGCAGATGTGCCGGATGACGGCGCAGGGCTATCTCGGGCCGGGCAGCCCGGACCGGCTGGATGCGCTGGTCTGGGCACTGAACGAGCTGATCCTTGAGCCGTCGCGCGGCTGGCGGGCGCCGCAGGTGCGGGGGTTGTAGGATGGCGGATCGGGGGATGGGCAGATTGCCCATCCTACGGGGCCGCCAGAACGTAGGATGGGCAATCTGCCCATCCCGCTGGGGTGTTGCGTGTTGGCGTGGGGCAGCGTGCGCCCGGTTTACGCGGATTAGGGAACTGATCTCGTAGGGTGCCTTCATCAAGGCCGGGGACGGGTCCGGCGGCGGGAGACGCCGCTGCCGGACCCGCAGGATGGAGAGCGGAGCATGGTGTTTGACTTCCTGAAACGCGCGGCCTCGGTGCCGGAAGCGCCCGAGAAAAAGGCGTCGGCCACGGGGCGGGTGGTGGCCTGGGGAACCTCGGGCCGGGTGGCGTGGAGCCCGCGCGATGCGGTCAGCCTGGCGCGGACCGGCTTTCAGGGCAATCCGATCGGCTTTCGGGTGGTCAAGCTGATCGCCGAAGCCGCCGCCGCGTTGCCGCTGATCCTGCAGGACCATGAGCGGCGCTATGAACAGCATCCGGTGCTGGACCTGATCCGCCGTCCGAATGGCGCGCAGGGGCGGGCCGAATTGTTCGAGGCGGTCTATGGCCACCTGCTGCTCTCGGGGAATGCCTATCTTGAGGCGGTGCCGGGTGCGGGCAAGCTGCCGGGGGAATTGCATGTCTTGCGCGCCGACCGCATGGCGTTGGTGCCGGGCGCCGATGGCTGGCCGGTGGCCTATGACTATTCGGTCGGCGGGCGGACCCACCGTTTCGATATGACGGCGGGTCTGCCGCCGATCTGCCATATCAAGACCTTTCACCCGCAGGATGACCATTACGGCTTTTCGCCGTTGCAGGCGGCGGCGGTGGCGATTGATGTGCATTCCAGTGCCAGCGCCTGGTCCAAGGCTTTGCTCGACAATGCCGCCCGGCCTTCGGGGGCCATCGTTTACAAGGGCGCCGACGGGCAGGGGCAGTTGACCGAAGATCAGTATGACCGGCTGGTCGGCGAGATGGAGGCACATCATCAGGGCGCGCGCAATGCCGGGCGTCCGATGCTGCTGGAAGGCGGGCTGGACTGGAAGCCGATGGGGTTCAGCCCCAGCGACATGGAGTTCCAGAAGACCAAGGAATCCGCGGCGCGCGAAATTGCCATCGCTTTTGGCGTGCCGCCGATGCTGATGGGGATTCCCGGGGATGCGACTTATGCCAATTATCAGGAGGCGAACCGGGCGTTCTACCGGCTGACGGTGCTGCCGCTGGTGCAGCGGGTCACGGCGGCGGTGTCGCACTGGCTGTCGGTCTTTTCCGATGAGGCGGTGGAGCTGCGGCCCGATCTGGACCAGATCCCGGCGCTGGCGGCGGAACGCGATCAGCAATGGGCGCGGGTGGGGGCGGCCGATTTCCTGACTCCGGCCGAAAAGCGGGTGCTGCTGGGCCTGCCGCGGCTGTCGGAGGAGGAATGAGCGTCAAGCGTCCCCCGGGGAGCGGGTCGCGCTTCCTTTTCGACAGTTTCGATGCGGCGGCGGCGCGGATCGAGGCCAATGAGCGGGTGGCCGAGGAACGCTGGAGCGCGCTGGACTGGCGTCTGGCGCAGATCGACGCGGTGCTGGAACGGCTGGAAAAGCGCATCTGGCTGGGCGTTTACGGGGTGGCGGCCTTTCTTTTGGCCCAGATGGCCGAGGCTTTGCTATCGGCGACGATGAGGTGATGACGATGCAGTGGAAGATGCAGGGCGCCCCCGAGCGCAAGTTTCATCAGCCCGAGGCGGGGCTGGTGCTGGCCGAAGGGCATGTGGTTTCGGGCTATGCCAGCCTGTTCGGCAAGCGCGATCAGGGCGGCGATGTCGTGCAGCCCGGCGCCTATGCCCAGAGCCTGAAGCGGCTGGCGGGGGCGGGGCGGGCGGTCAAGATGCTGTGGCAGCATGACCCGGCGCAACCCATCGGCGTTTGGGACGAGGTGCGCGAGGATGCGCAGGGCCTTTGGGTCAAGGGGCGCATTCTGGCGCAGGTGGACAAGGGCCGCGAGGCGGCGGCCCTCTTGACGGCGGGGGCGATTGACGGGCTGTCGATCGGTTACCGCACGGTCAGGGCGGAACGCGACGGCAAGGGGCAGCGCCTTTTGCAGGAGCTGGAGCTTTGGGAGGTGTCGTTGGTGACCTTTCCGATGCTTCCCGAGGCGCGGGTGGCGGCAAAGGCGAACACGCTGGAAGCCGACGTCTGGCGCAGTCTGGCGCAGGTCTTTGACGAGGCCCGCCGGGCATGGGCCGGGCCCGCGTAAGCGGCGGCCAATCACGATCAGGCACGAAGGAAGAGGATGATGACCGAGATGCAGTCTCGGGCCGGGGAAGCTTTGGCCCCTGCCCAAGAGCCGGGGGTCGAGGCAAAGGCCGCCATGACCGGATTTCTGAGCGCCTTCAACGGCTTTCAGACGGAAATGAAGAAATCGCTGCAACATCAGGAAGAGCGACTGAACATGCTGGACCGCAAGACCACGACCTATGCCCGCCCCGCGCTTTCGGGCGCTGCCGAGCGGGATGTTCCCCACAAGAAAGCCTTTGGCGCCTATCTGCGCTCGGGTGATGATGACGGGCTGCGCGGCCTTGTGCTGGAGGGCAAGGCGATGTCCACCGCGGTTGCCGCTGATGGCGGCTATCTGGTGGACCCGCAGACGGCAGACAGCATCCGCTCGCTCTTGCTGTCCACGGCCAGCCTGCGGGCGGCGGCCAATGTGGTGCAGGTGGAGGCGGTGTCCTTCGATGTGCTGATCGACCGGAGCGAGGTCGGCTCGGGCTGGGCGACCGAAACCGGGGCGGCGGCGGAAACCGCGACGCCGACGATTGAGCGCATTTCGATCAAGCTGCACGAGCTGTCGGCGATGCCCAAGGCCAGCCAGCGCCTGCTGGACGATTCTGCCTTTGACGTCGAGGGCTGGCTTGCTGGCAAGATCGCCACCCGCTTCACCCGGGCGGAAGCCGGGGCATTCGTGAACGGGGATGGTGTGGACAAGCCCAAGGGTATCCTCCTGCCGGCCAAGGTGGCGAATGCGTCCTGGACCTGGGGCAATCTGGGCTATGTGCCCACGGGGGCCGCTGCCGATTTCGCCACCAGCAATGCCAGCGATTGCATCGTGAACCTGGTCTATGCGCTGGGGGCCGATTACCGCGCCAATGGCACCTTCCTGATGAACTCGAAGACGGCCGGTGCGGTTCGCAAGATGAAGGATGCCGATGGCCGCTTCATGTGGGGTGACAGCCTGCAGGCGGGGGAACCGGCGCGGCTGATGGGCTATCCGGTGCTCATCCTTGAAGACATGCCGGATGTGGGGGCCAACACCTATCCCATCGCCTTCGGGGATTTTGCCGCCGGCTATACCATTGCCGAACGTCCGGATCTGCGCATCCTGCGTGACCCGTTCTCGGCCAAGCCGCATGTGCTGTTCTATGCCTCCAAGCGTGTGGGCGGCGATGTGACCGACTATGCGGCGATCAAGCTCTTGAAGGTCGCGGTCTCGTAAGGGACCGGGATGCCCGGCCTTGCGGGGCCGGGCAATGGGCGCGCGCCGGCCTTGCCGCGCCGTCTAGCTGCTCCCCTCCGTCCGAGCGGCGCGGGGCGCGCGTCCATGATGGGGCGATTGGAAAAGGATCAGGACATGATGCTGACGGAACTGACTTCGGTGCCCGGTGCGGCCCTGCCGGTGCAGGCGTTGAAGGACCATTTGCGGCTGGGCTCGGGGTTCACCGATGATGCCCTTCAGGATGGGCTGATCGAGAGCTATCTGCGGGCCGCGATGGCGGCGATTGAGGGGCGTATCGGCAAGGCGCTGATTGCACGGTCGTACAGGCTGACGCTGGAGGACTGGCGGCAGGGCAATGAACAGCCGCTGCCGGTGGCGCCGGTCACGGCGATTGCTTCGGTGACGGTTTTTGATGCGGCCAATGCGGCGACGGTGGTTGCGGCGGACCGCTGGCGGCTGGTGGCCGATCTGGCACGGCCCAAGCTGGCGGCGGTGGGCGTGTTGCTGCCGGTGGTGCCGACCGATGGGCGGGCCGAGGTGGTGTTCACCGCCGGGTTCGGCGCGGCCTGGGCGGCGGTGCCGGCCGATCTGGCGCAGGCGGTGCTGCTCTTGGCGGCGCAGTATTACGAGAACCGGCATGATGACGGGCGGGGCAATGCGGGGCTTCCCCATGCGGTGCAGGTGCTGATCGAACGCTGGCGCACGGTGCGGGTGCTGGGCGGGGGGGCGGCATGAGCGGCTATCGTCTGACGCGGGCGCTGGTGCTGGAAGACCCGCAGGAAGTGGCCGATGGCGCGGGCGGTTTCGGTGTGACCTGGGTCGCACTGGGAACGCTTTGGGCCGAGGTCAGGCCGGGGGCGGGGCGGGAAGCGGCGGGGGAAGAGGTGCTGGTTGCGACCACGCTGACCCGCATCTTCGTGCGGGGGGCGCCGGAAGGCACGCCCCGCAGGCCCCGCCCCGAACAGCGGTTCCGCGAAGGGGACCGGATATTCACCATTCTGGCGGTGGCCGAAGCTGACCCGGAGGGGCGGCATCTGGTCTGCCACAGCCGCGAGGAGGCGCAGCCATGAGCTATCACGCGGCGGCGGCCTTGCAGGCGGCGGTCTATCAGCGGCTGACGGGCTGGCCAGCGCTGGCGGGGGTGCAGGTGGTGGATGCGCTGCCTGCGGGCAACCGGCCAGCAACCTTTGTGCTGCTGGGGCCGGAGGTGGTTCTGGACCGCTCGGACAAGACCGGAAGCGGGGCCGAGCATCGCTTTGACATCAGCGTGATCAGCACGCAGGCGGGGTTTCTGGGGGCCAAGGAGGTGGCGGGCACGGTGTTTCTGGCGCTGGACGCGGCACCTTTGGGCCTGGGCACGGGGGTTCTGGTGGCGCTGGAGTTCCAGCGGGCCACGGCGCGGCGGCTGGGGGAAGGTGCCGCGCGGCGGATCGACCTGACCTTCCGCGCAAGGATTGATTTCTGAACAGAGAGGAGACGGCCATGGCTGTGCAGAACGGCAAGGATCTGCTGATCAAGGTGGACATGATCGGCGACGGGCAGTTTGAAACCATCGCGGGGTTGCGGGCCACGCGGCTGAGTTTCAATGCCGAGACGGTGGATGTCACCAGTCTGGAAAGTGCGGGCGGCTGGCGCGAGTTGCTGGGCGGCGCCGGGGTGAAATCGGCCTCGATTTCCGGCTCGGGCGTGTTCCGCGATGCGGCGACGGATGAACGGGCGCGGCAGATTTTCTTTGATGCCGAGATGCCGGATTTTCAGGTGGTGGTGCCCGATTTCGGCGTGGTCGAAGGGCCGTTCCAGATCACCGCCATCGAGTATTCCGGCAGCCATCACGGCGAGGCGAGCTATGAGATGACGCTGGCCTCGGCGGGGGCGCTGACCTTCGTGGCGCTCTGATGGCGAACCCTTATGCCGGGGAGGTGGCGCTGTGGCTGGATGGCCAGCGCCATGTGGCGCGGCTGACGCTGGGGGCGCTGGCGGAACTGGAGTCGGCGCTGGAGGCGGGATCGCTGATCGAACTGGTGGAACGGTTCGAGGGGCGGCGGTTTTCCACCCGCGACGTGCTGGCGCTGATCGTGGCGGGGTTGCGCGGCGGCGGCTGGAAAGGCGGCGCGGAGGATCTGCGCACGGCGGAAATCCGCGGTGGCCCGGTTGAGGCGGCGCGGGTGGCGGCGGAACTCTTGGCGCGGGCCTTTGCCTTGCCGGGCGAGGGATGAGCGGGCGGATCGACTGGCCGGGGCTGATGCGGGCGGGGCTTTGCCAGCTTGGCCTTGCGCCCGAGGCGTTCTGGCGTCTGACGCCGGTGGAATTGCGGATCATGCTGGGGGCGGAGGCGGCAGCGCCGCCCCTGACGCGGGCGCGGCTGGAAGAGCTGGCGGCGGCCTACCCGGACATCAGGAAGGATCGGGCGGATGGCGGAGATCGAAGAGATTCAGGACCAGATCGCGGCCCTTGAGGCGACACTGGGCGGCACTTCGGCGGTGGTCGGGGCGTTCGAGGGCGAATTGGCCCGGATGCGCGACAGTCTGGTCTTCACCGGGCGCGAGGTGAACGCGCTGTCGAGCGGCATCGGTGGCGGGCTGCGGCGGGCGTTCGACGGGCTGGTGTTTGACGGGATGAAACTGTCGGACGCGCTGAAGCGGGTGGCGCAGACGATGATCGACATGGTTTACAACGTGGCGATGCGCCCGATGCAGAATGCGGTGGGCGGGGCGGTGGCGCAGGGGTTGGCCGGGCTTCTGGGGGGGCTGATGCCCTTTGCCAAGGGCGGCGCCTTTTCGCAGGGGCGGGTGATGCCCTTTGCCAAGGGGGGCGTGGTGTCGGCCCCCATGGCCTTTCCGATGCGGGGTGCGACGGGTCTGATGGGCGAGGCGGGGCCGGAGGCGATCATGCCACTGGCGCGCGGGGCTGATGGTCGTCTGGGCGTGCAGGCCAGCAGTGGCGCGCGGCCGGTGACGGTGGTGATGAACATTCATACCCCCGATGTGCAGGGCTTTCAGCGCAGTCAGAGCCAGATTGCCGCGCAGGCGCAGCGGATGCTGGCGCGCGGCCAGAGAAACCGCTGAGGGAGCGACAAGATGGCCTTTCACGATATCCGCTTTCCCGCCAGCCTGAGTTTTGGGGCAGCCGGCGGGCCCGAGCGGCGGACCGAGATTGTCACGCTCGCCAATGGCTTTGAAGAGCGCAACACGCCCTGGGCGCATTCCCGGCGGCGCTATGATGCCGGTCTGGGCCTGCGCCGCCCGGATGACCTGGAACAGGTGCTGGCGTTTTTCGAGGCGCGGCGCGGGCAGTTGCACGCCTTCCGCTGGAAGGATTGGGCGGACTGGCGGTCGTGCCGCCCGTCGCAGGCGATCGAAGCTTTCGATCAGCGGATCGGGGTGGGGGATGGGGTGACGCGGGTGTTTCAGTTGTCCAAACGGTATCGTTCCGGCGACGACAGCTATCTGCGCCCGATTGCCAAGCCTGTGGCGGGCACCGTTCTGGTGGCGATTGCCGATGACCCCAAGGTTGAAGGGCAGGAATTCAGCGTCGATCCGGCCACCGGGTTGGTGACGTTCACTGCGGCGCCGGACATCGGCGCGGTCATCACGGCGGGGTTCGAGTTTGACGTGCCGGTGCGGTTTGATACCGACCGGATCGTGATTTCGATGGCCTCGTTCAAGGCGGGGGAAATCCCGTCGATCCCGGTGGTGGAGGTGCGGCTGTGAGCGCGGATCGCGCGGGACTGCTGGCGCATCTGGGCAGCGCGGCCACCTCGGTTTGCCGGTGCTGGGCCGTGGTGCGGCGGGATGGTGAGAGCTATGGTTTTACCGACCACGATCTGGACCTGAGCTTTGACGGCATGGTGTTTCGGGCCGCCTCGGGCATGACGGCGCGGGCGTTTCAGCAAACGACCGGGCTTGCCGTGGACAATTCCGAAGCGGTCGGCGCCTTGAGCGACGTGGCGCTGTCCGAGACCGATCTGGCGGCGGGCCGGTTTGACGGCGCCGAGGTGCGCTGCTGGCAGGTGAACTGGGCCGATCCGGTGCAACGGATGATGCTGTTTCGCGGTCATTTCGGCGAGGTGACGCGCGCTGCGGGCAGTTTCCGGGTCGAGTTGCGAGGGTTGGCCGATGCGTTCAACCAGCCGCAGGGCCGGGTGTTCCAGACCGGCTGTTCGGCGGTGCTGGGCGATGCGCGCTGCGGGTTCCTGCTGAACCAGCCGGGATATACCGAAGAGGTGACACTGGCCGGGGTCTCGTCCGAGGGCGTTTTGCGGGTCGAGGGGGTGCAGGCGCTGGCGGCAGGCTGGTTCGAGCGGGGGCGGCTTGAGCTTCTGGACGGGCCGGGGGCGGGGCTGGTGGCGACGATCCGCCTTGACCGGGTCGCGGCGGGTGGGCGGCTGATCGAGCTGTGGCAGGCGCCGGGGGTGGCGCCGGTGGCCGGGCAGCGCGTGCGGCTGATGGCGGGCTGCGACCGGGCCGCCGCCACCTGCCGCAGCAAGTTTGCCAATTTCGTGAACTTCCGCGGTTTTCCCCATATTCCGGGCGAGGATTGGCTGACCTCTTATCCCGTCGCGGGCAAGGTCAATGATGGCGGGAGCCGTCACGGATGATAACGGGGGCCGAGATTGTTGCCGCCGCACGCGGTTGGTTGGGCACGCCCTATCTGCATCAGGCGTCATGCCGGGGGGGCGGCACCGATTGCCTTGGGCTGTTGCGCGGCGTCTGGCGTGAGGTTCTGGGCACCGAACCGGCGCCCATTCCGGCCTATACCGCCGACTGGTCTGAGGCCGAGGGGCGTGAGGATCTGCTGGCGGCGGCGCGGCTTTGGCTGTTGCCCGCCGGTGATCCTGCTGCAGGCGACGTCTTGCTGTTTC